GGAGCGCCGCCACCACCCGTCACCAAACCTTGAAGCACTTGTCCAAGAATACCGCCAGTCTGAGCCAAGCCTGTTGTCTCACTCTGCTGCTGGGTATTGGTAGTGCCGCCAAGTTGAGCAATCTGTGCCAAGATATTCCCGTAGTTCTGGTTGAGTTCGTACGGGCGCAACGTCTGTTGAGTGCCCGCCGCAATCTCCGCCTGCGGCCCGGCCAACGACCCTGTCACCAATCCTGGCGTCTCACCAATGGCGTTGATCGTCGCGCCGACACCGGTATTGTAGGCGGTGTTGCCCAGCGTATTCTCTGCCGTGGCGACGCCCTGCGCCGCATCCCACTGATTGAGCCCGCTGCCCGTGCGCCCCGCGCCGCCGAATGTCGAGTTGACATCTTGCAACGCTTGGCTCCCCGTAGTCTTCATAATCGACGCGAGGTACGGATTACTGTTGATATTGAGTAAAGAGCCCCCAGCGATGCTGCCCGCTTCGCCTGCGGCGGTATTCAAGGCCGTCGAGGCCGGGCCGCCGGTCGCCGTTGTCAGCGCGTTGTAACCCGCTTGCTCTGGACCGCTGATCTGCGGCGCGCCGCCACCATAGAGTTGTTGCGTGCCCGCGACAAACTGATTAAGGGGACCGACCACGGGCGCATAAGGCGTCCTGGTCGTCGTCGCATTCGTATAAGACTGTTGCTTCGCCGGACCGCCGAGAACCTCCTGGCTCAGCGCGTTGCCAAAGTTGAGTTGATTATTAGCGACGCCGGGCGTCGTCGGAGCGTAGGGGCTCGGCGTCGGAGTGGGCGGCGTGATGGCCGGGTTAGTGCCCGTCAGGTTAGGAGTCACAGGGGTAATAGGCATGACGTCCTCAATACTTTATGATCATTGGCGTCGCCGACTTAGGCAGTTGAAACACCGTGCCGCCCATATCGCCGTAAGTGTCTCCTATAGCGGCGTACAGCGCCGGGTAGGCGCTGACTTCCATAATCGCGCCATCTTCAAAAAGCCAGCCGGTCGGCGCGGGCACCCCCGCGTGCCACGCCATGCGCGAGCCCACGGGCGGCAGCGCGCCGTTCACCTTTGCCGACCACTTTGTCAACTCGCCCAGATGCTGCCGCGCCCATTGGTAGAAGCCGAGGGGATTGGTGTCGCCCTCTTTAAGCGTGGTGAACGCCGGGTTCGGATTAGGAATAGGCGGCTTGCTCATCGCGATCCCTTGCTCTTCCGCCACACGTCTACACCGATGGCATGTTTCCACACCGTGCCCGCCGGGACGTTAACCTTGAACGCCATATAGCGCGCATCGGCCAGCACGCCATGCTCGCCGGTGATCTCCTGCACAATGGGCGTCGTGAACACCTGGGTCTCGCCGATCAATTGGTCGCGCTGGGCCACCTGCACTGTCATCTTCGATGGCCCGGCGTCGATCTTGGGCCGAGCACTGTTCACGAACACCCGCTGCCCATCGGGGCCCTCGCTTTCCGCCGTTATCATAACAGCCGCCATGTTCGGCCCGTCGAATGTCCCATAGTAGCTGTTGGGGTCGAACCCCGCCGAGATCGTCCCACCGTGCAGGTATGACGGATCATCGAAGCTAACTGGATACCCCGTATCCAAGTTACCTGTCAAGTCGTCAAGGCTTCGACCCGGATACATCGACTGCACCAGAAATTGCAAGTTAAAGATCGCATGCGACCAGCGATCCTCGATATACGAGTAAATCATAACCTCGGTCAACCCCGGCCCGCTGCTAGCGGGGAAAGCCCACCAGATAGTCTCAGTCGCGAAGTCAATGGAACTTATGATCTGTGATCTGTATTTATAGTTGAGCTTGCTGAAGAAATAACGGTTGACGCGGTCCGATCCTATCGGCGTCGAGTTGGTGCCGTTCCACACAAAGAAGCCATCTTCAGATAGAAAATACTGGCGCGGCCCCAAGTTGACGATGCCGCCCGTGCACATCGCCCCCCGGTTAATCTCGGTCGTGGCAATGTCAAACACAGTCGGCAGTCCGGCGTATTGCAGTGTGCTGATACCCCGGCGTTGGAACACCGTGCCCGTGATACCCCAGCCGGTGATACCGATCACGGTGCCACCCTCGGTCGGCATATCCTGAAAATCCGACTGCGTGCCGGGATCAGTGACCCACGGCTGTTCGATATTGTCGAACCCAGACCATCGGATGCGGTTTGGATAATACCCGTCGTTCTCTTGGGTGTTGCCGAGCATCAAGAAATCGGCGACCCGCGAACCGCAGGACGCAATCGGCGGACCACCGCCAAGATCACGAAAAGGCGCAATACCGGTCATGTCCGATATTTGCGGCATTACTTGCGGATGAATAGCAACCATGTTCGTCCCATAAGGAACGAACCGCCATTGATAAAGATTATAGAGCGCATAACTCGGTGAGAACAGCTTCGTGAACCCGGTGGTAATTCCCGCGTAAAGCCCCTCGGTGGTGCCTGCGTACAGACGAACATCGTCGCTGATCGTGTCCACCATAATCGCGCCGATACACGGCGCAGGCAGACGCAACGCATTGTTGCTTGGATTTAGACTCTTAAATGGGACATAACCCTTGTTGTACGGAATAACATTGAGAGCCTCGACCGCCCCCGCCACTTGGCTGAATGTTAGTTGGTTGAACGCCGCGAGGTTCAGAGCCATCAGATCGGGCAACCACCAGCCAAACGTGAGCGGCGTCGGCGCGGTGTCCGCCGACGCCGGGTCCATCGTGGCCACGGCCTGCTGAAAGCGCGTCACCATTGGGTGCCTGTCAGTTCGTCGTTACCCGCAAACCGGATCGTCGAGCGATCGATTAAGTCTTGCTTGTAATCCTCCGCCTGAGCGTCGAAGATCGCCGCTTCCTTGAAATCCTTGATTACGTCACGCAGCACGTTGCGCTTGGCCAGGGCGCGAATGTAGAGTTCTCCATTCAACAGCCAATTATTCGTATCATTATCTTCCACAAGGAGCGTCAGTCCTTTGTAGCCGTCCACCGTTATAACATAGACTTGGTCGGGGATAGGGTACAACCGGATCATCTCGACCGTGCGTGCGTAGCGCCGGGGCGGCCCGATGATGACCGCCCCGCTACTCGTCCAGTCGTTCATGATCTGGTTGTTCGTGGGGTAAATTTGTAGTCTGGCGTTGGCGTTCGGCGTGCCGCCCGGCCCCGAGTTATATAGAAGATACATGGTGTCGATGTCCGACAAATTCATATCGTCGTACATCTCAACATTGTACGCCGTATTGAAGGTGTCGCCACGCACTTCATTGAAGAAGTAACGGTCGCCATCGGCCTCAGTGATGGCGTCGTTGATCGCGTTCTTAATTTCGTTGGTCAGATTCGACCGGCGAAGCTCCGCAGCGATGCGCAACGTTTCAGATAGAAAAGTGGGGGCGGCGGGCGTCGCCATGTTACTTGGGCCTGCGCCGACCCGCCGGATCGACTGGCGGTAGATCGTCGTCTTCCTCATGCTCTTGTGACGCGTGCGCCGGTTCCTTCTTTATCTCCTTCTGTGCTTCAGCCCACAGTTCCTCGGTATCGGGGTAGTACCCGAACACTGGATCGCGGTTAGGGCCATTGACTTGAAACTCGACAATGATGATGCCGTAGTTGTGCCCACCACTGATCGCGTCGGCCTGAATGGCGTCGCGATCTTGCCGCGAATAACCCGAGAGGTCAACGACTTTGTAGGCAGCTTCTCTGCTAGGGGGTTTCATAACTATCTCCTTAAAGAGGAAAGGGGCGGGTTCATGTGCAAACCCGCCCCCCGAGGGAAGTCCAATACTCCGAGGGGCGGACTCCCCTCTAACCGTCGATGTTCGGCGCGAAGCTAATCACCACATCTGCCTGCCCCGCCGTAGGCCCGCCAGTTACCGTGACATATACATCTTGGTCAGCGAGCGCCGCCACCTGTTGCCCGGTCTGCCACGCCACGGCAACGTGGGACCCAACCGTACCGGGACCATCAGCGGCGCTGACGATGTTGGTTCCGCCCGGCGTGGTGCCGACCGTCACCGCCGGAGTGGTGCCGTTGAAAGCCACGTTGACAGCAACGACAGCATTCGTGATAGCCGCCCCCGCCGGGAGCCCATTGGGGAAAAGTACGCCGACACCCAGGCCGGGGGTCGGCACCGAAGCATCCACACGCTTGCGCAGAAAGTTGATCTGCTGCGATACGTTGGAGCGAGGAGTTGAAGCAGTCATGATCAAATTCCTTTACGGCTGCGGGCTGTAGCTCGGCATCACGAAGGTGCCGAAATCGTAGGCGTTGAAGGTGGTCTTCTTCATACCGGCGATCAACCCAGCCGAGACACCGAGTTGGTTGTTGTAGTCGAAGAGTTCTTCGACCCACTTCACCTTCTCGGGGGTGCCCTCGTCGCGGCCGGTGGCGATGGTCGCCGCCTGCGCCCCGGCG